CTGTTCAAATCACAAAACGCATCAAGTTGGGATGCAAGTCAGTATGAAGACCTTAAGTTTGATCTCTATAGAGCAGACTTTGTTGAAACAGGATCTGTTCAGTTCTTCAATCCTAAACTTCCCACAAACGGATTATCAAATCTCAGAAATAATCCTTTTGATGTTGATTCTAAAACGATTAGAGTTGGTCTTGGAACCACTGTCAATGATTCGGATTTGACAGTTGGTAATACAATTACTCAACTTACATCTGGAGCAACAGGTAATTTTGTTGGAAGTGCAGGAACAATCGCGACACTTTCAATAACAAATCCTGGTCTTGGATATACTCCAGCAAGTGGTGGAACCACATATAATAACCTTACTCTTACTAATGTCACTGGCACCGGTAGAAATGGATTAGCAAATATCACGATCAATGGTGGAGTTGCAGTTGGTGCAACCATATCTGATGGTGGTATTGGATATTCAGTTGGTGATTTACTAACCGTATCAAACATTGGTATATCCTCTATCGGTAGAAATCTTAGATTGAGTGTTGGATCGATATCTGGTGCTAATGAATTGATTATTAATGATGTTCAAGGAGACTTTACTGTTGGTGCTGGAGGCACTCTGACGTTTGTCAATAACTCTGGATTATCAACAGATCTTAATTCTGCTGCTAATGGAAATGTTATCATAACAAGCACACCTCAGGTTGTTACTGATGGACTTCACTTTAGAGTCAATCACAGAAACCATGGAATGCATTCCGATGTCAATAAGGTTGTTATTACTGGAGCAAAGTCTGACGTTGCACCTACGACTTTATCAGTTGACTATTCATCCTCTGCTACATCTAGCATATCTGTTGGAAGCACCGCTAATTTCACTTCATTCGAGGGAGTAAGTGTTGGAAGCACTAATCCTGGATATGCAATTATCAATGATGAAATTATCAAGTATACCGGACACTCTGATAATACTTTGACAGGTATTACGAGAGCAATAAATGGAACAAAGGCTTTCCCTTATTCAAGCGGAAACTTGGTTTACAAGTATGAGATGAATAATGTATCTCTGCTTAGAATCAACAAAACACACACTTTGAGTGATGCAAGTATTACGAATCAAATTGGACTTGATCATTATAATTTGAAAATTGATGTGTCCTCTGGTGACGATACCACAGATAGAACTGGTGCTAGTTTCCCCAAACTATTCTTCAGAGAGTCTGATTTCTTCGGTGGCGGAGACGTTGAGGCAACTTACAATGTTCCATTTGAAATTATTACTCCTAAGTTAGAAGTAATCAATCCAAAACTCACTACTCTTTCTGCTGCTGCCAGAACAATATCTGGACAAAGTATTGACGGAGCAGAAACACCATATGTCGATAAGGGATTCCAAGCAGTTTCTCTTAACAATAATAATTTCTTCTCATCACCAAGAGTTGTTGCATCTCAAGTAAATGAGGATGCAAGATTACCTAATCTACCCGGTAAGAAGTCCTTTAGTATGAATTGTGATTTACTGAGTGCTGATTCTAGATTATCTCCATGTATTGATCTTACAAGATCTAGCATCATCTTTACATCTAACAGAGTCAACGCTCCTATTTCAAACTATATCACTGATAGTAGAGCGAACACCATTGATAATGATCCTAATGCATTCTATTATGTTTCAAAACCAGTCTCACTTGAAAATTCTGCGACAGCATTGAAGATTATCTTGACTGGTGCAATCAATGAAGCTAATGACATTCGTGCATTCTTTGCTCTTCAAAACGATATCAATGAGACTCCAATTTTCGCACCTTTCCCCGGATACAATAATCTGACTAATAATCTTGACACGATTGACCCATCAAATAGCGATGGAACAACCGATACATTACTTGTCAAGAATACTTTCTATGACTATACTCCGGGTCCAAGGTCATTCAAAGAGTTGACTTTCACCGCTGACAATTTACCATCATTCAAGATCTTTAGAGTCAAATTGGTGCTCACGTCAACAAACCAGGCAATAGTCCCTGTGATTCAAGACCTTCGTGCTATTGCCCTTGCTTGATATGGAAAATCTTATTCCTGTAGATGGCAATAAATCTCTCTTTAGAGATCCTCAAACAAATGCCATCATTAATACAAACAAAAGTGAGTATGAGTCTTATATTATGAGACGAAAAATGCACACGAGTGAACAGGAAAGAATCGAATCCATCGAGGATGATCTTGGTTCAATCAAAAGTGACATTGATGAAATCAAATTCTTATTGAGGAGGTTAGCAAATGGATCCTGATCAAATAGAACTTAATAACTTAACTAAAAGTTTTGAATATATCAAACTAGCATCTGAGATAGATAGTTGCGATGACCGTGAAACCCTTAGAAACATCGCAAAATCTTTTTGCAAACTTTATTATAAACAACAAGAAACAATGCAAGTTATAGGTATAGAAAATGGCGGTTAATAGCATCACATTCGATCCAGATGCAGGAGTTCCTTATGGTGTTAATCTAACCATTAACACCGGTTCTGATTTTGAGAGTAATTTCAATATTGTAAGAACATCAAGTGCAGCATTTGATCTTACAGGTTACTCTGGATCCGCACAACTAGCGAAAAGTGTTGCCATTGGTGCCACCATCGGTGCGGTTGCAACCTTCAATGTTGGATTCACAAGTGCTGCTGCTGGTAAAATCAAAATTTCTTTGGGTTCAACAAGTACAAGAAATTTGAAAGAAGGTAGATATGTATATGATGTGATTGTAAGTTCTGGATCTACTGTTTACAATATCATAAACGGAAATATATTAGTTTTATCTGGTGTATCCTCTGCACCATAAATATATCAAGGGGAAAATGTGGGTAAATGGCACAACCAACAAGTAGATCAGAATTAATCAATTACTGTAAACGGAAACTGGGTGCTCCAGTTTTGGAGATCAATGTTGCCGATGAGCAGATTGAAGATTGTGTTGATGATGCCATTCAATTATTTCAAGAGAGACACTTTGATGGTGTTTCTCAAATGTACCTGAAATATCAAATCACACAGGATGATATTGATAGAGGTAGAGCACCTGGTAATAATACCACTGCTGGAATCACTACAACAACAGCAGAGGCAACTATCGTTGGTGCGGCAACAACTTTTTCATATAAGGAAAATAGCAACTATTTACAAATTCCTCCAGCGGTGATTGGAGTGAACAAAATATTTCATTTTGATGGAACAAACACTGTAACTAATAACATGTTCAGTGTTAAATATCAATTATTCATGAATGATATTTACTATTTCGGATCTACTGAAATACTTACATATGCGATGGTCAAAACATATTTGGAAGATATTGATTTTCTTTTGACCACACAAAAGCAAATAAGATTCAATCAAAGGATGGATAGATTGTATCTTGACATTGATTGGGGAAGCGTCAGTGTTGATGATTATATAATCATTGATTGTTTTAGAGTATTGAATCCAAATGATTTTACAAGAGTATATAACGATCCGTTCCTCAAAAAATATTTGACTGCGTTGATCAAAAAGCAGTGGGGACAGAACCTAATAAAGTTCCAAGGAGTCAAGTTACCAGGCGGTGTTGAACTAAATGGTAGACAAATATATGATGACGCGGAAAAAGAACTTGAATCGATTATGGAAAAAATGTCTAATACTTATGAATTACCACCTTTAGACATGATAGGATAATGTTATGCTTAATCCATTTTTTCAACAGGGTTCAAAAGGCGAACAAAGTCTTGTTCAGAGTCTAATAAACGAACAACTAAAAATTTACGGGGTTGAAGTATATTATCTTCCCAGAATTTATGCTACGAAAAACTCCGCGATAAAAGAGGTAATAGAATCAAAATTTACTAATGCATATCCTATTGAAGCGTATGTTGATTCATATGATGGATATGGTGGACTTGGAACTCTCATGTCCAAGTTTGGAATTCAAGAGCAAGATGATCTAACCATAATTGTCTCAAAAGAGAGATATGAAAATTACATCAGTCCTCTGATAAAAAACATACCGAATATTGAATTGTCAACCAGACCAAAAGAAGGAGATCTCATATATTTCCCTCTTGGAGATAGACTTTTTGAAATCAAATATGTAGAGCATGAAAAACCATTTTATCAATTACAAAAAAATTATGTTTATGAACTGAGATGTGAACTCTTCAGAGTTGAGGATGAAGTTGTTGATACCGACGTTTCCTCTATTGACGATAACTTAATTGATCAGGGTTATATTCAAACACTAACTCTGGTAGGGTCTGCTGTTACAGCAACTGCTATTACTGGTATTGCACAAACTGGCGGATTGAGAAAGATTGTTCTGACAAACAGAGGAGATGGTTTTACCTCACCTCCAAGAGTCGCTATATCCTCTGCTCCAAGCGACGGTCAAACAGCGGTTGGTATTGCAACGATGATATCTGGTTTGGTTGATTGTTATGGAAGCACAGCAGATGATAAAGTTCAAGGTGTTGAAATTATCAATCCTGGATTTGGATACACTGTAGCACCAGGAATATCTTTCGTTGGTGGAGGTGGCGCAGGTGTTGCTGCAACCACTGAAATAGCAGATGGTACGATTGGAATTATCACTGTTTCTGATGGTGGTAATGGATATAGCACTGCACCACTGGTGACCATTGCTGGTCCTGGAATAGGCACCACAGCGTCTGCAACGGCGCTAATTAGTTCTGCGGGCATAGTTACGTCTATTCGCATTACAGACGCTGGTGTGGGGTATACAGTCGCTCCTACGATCACTATTGGTTCTCCAAGTGTTGGCAGCTCTGGAAACTTTATATTCAATGAAACCGTAACTGGATCAGCAAGCAGCACTACTGCCATTGTCAATAATTGGGATGCTTCTACTAATGTACTCGAAATCAAAGTTGTTAGCGGCACATTTGTTGTTGGTGAAAATATCGTTGGTTCTGAAAGCGGCGCGTCAAGAGAACTGAGAGTATTGAATACTGACGATGCCGTTACTCCATATGCACAGAATGATGTCTTTGAATCAGAGGCAGATTCATTCTTAGATTTCTCTGAAACCAATCCATTTGGCACTCCATAAATAATATTATGGTTTTGTTAAATTTCTTACAGTCCTAAAAAAATGTTTGAATATTTTTATCACGAAATTCTAAGAAGAACTATCATATCTTTTGGTACGTTGTTTAATGATATTAACATTAGACACTCTGATAGTAGTGACAACACTGTAAGCGAAATGAAGGTTCCG